TGCCCGAGCGAATAAAGACGAAACTGGGGGATTCGCGCCCCCGAATGATTTGCACGGCAGTTCTGGCGTCGTGTACCATGACGTGCATGAAAGGCCGCCCTCCAAAACCCAAGCACCTGCTCCAGCTTGTTGGCTCGAAGCACGCCAGTACTCGCGAGGAACTGGGCACGCCGCCGGCTGAGTCGATGCAGCCGCCGGAGTGGCTGAAGCCTCGGGCAAAGGAGATATTCTCTCGCGTTGTCGCCTGGCTCGAGCGGATGGGAACGCTCGCCGAAACCGACGAACACGTCGTTACTCGCTATTCGATCACCTACGTTTCCTGGGAGTACGCAGCCCAGCAGCTTCAGGCGGTCGATATGCTCTACAAGGAAGTTCTGTCGCCCTCTGGCGAACTGAGATTCAGCCGCCCGACGGCCCTGGCGGCTCAGTACAAGGATTGTGGGGAACAGTTGCGGCACCTTGAGACTGTGCTGGGGCTCACCCCGGCTGACCGCACCCGACTGGGATACGGCGCAGTAAAGGTCGCCGCAGACCCAGTGGACGCCTTGTTCAATGACTCAAAGGCAGTGTGACATTCGGGATTTCGCCCGACTTTTAAAGCACACCGAGAGCCCCTTCACCGGCAAGCCGTTTGTGCCGGAGCCCTGGCAGGACGAGTACCTCGACCGCCTGTTCAACACCAAGCGGCCGGACGGCAGGCGGCAGTACCAGAGAAGTCTGCTGGCTCTGCCCCGGAAGATGGGCAAGACGGCGATGTGTGCCGTCATCGGCGCCTACGAGGGCTTCTTCGGGGAGGCTGGCGGCCAGATTCTCATCGCGGCCGGCGATCGCAAGCAGGCCAGCCTTCTGTTCACTGCGGCGTCTCGTTACATCGAATCGTGTCCAGGGCTACTTAAGCGATGCAAGATATACAAGAACAGCATAGTAATACCTCACAACAAGAGCACGATTCAGTTCTTAAGCTCGGAGCACAAGGGGAAGCACGGCTTCAATCCCAGTGTGGTGATTGTGGACGAGTATCACGTCCAGCCGAACCGCGATCTGGTGGACGTGCTGGAAAGTGGTATGGGTGCTCGTGCCGAGCCATTGGTTATCTATGTGACGACTGCCGGAATGGATCGTGTCGGGCCTTGCTACGACGAGTGGCAGAGGGCGCTGAAGGTCAGGGACGGGCTGATTGACGACCCGACCTTCCTTCCCTGCATCTTTGCGGCCGATGATTCCGACGACCCTTTCGACGAGGCCACCTGGCGAAAGGCACAGCCGAATTACGAGATCACCGTCAGGAAGGACTTCATGGAGCGAGAAGCCGCCCTCGCCAGGGAATCCGTAGCCCAGGAACTCAAATTCCGCACGCTTTACTTGAACCAGTGGTGTTCCAACGGGGCCAACAAGTACTTCCGCACCGGCCAGTTCGAGGCGTGCGGCCAGCCGCTGCGGCCGGCTGCCGGCAGGCCGTGTTACTGCGGCCTCGACCTCTCGAGCACGCAGGACACGACGGCGTTCGCGGCGGTCTGGCCGGGCCTGGATGAGGACGGCCTACCAGACGGCACATACGACGTGTTCAGTCACGTCTTCATCCCAGAGAAGAACATCGACAGGTCGGAAGCCCCGTATCGGCAGTGGGCGAAAGACGGTTTCTGTACAATATCGGAAGGTGATGTGACTGATTACGACGTGGTTCGCGACTACATTCTCCGGTTTTGCGAGGAGAACGTGGTTCGTGGCGTAGCCATCGACAGATGGAATGCCACGCATATCACGACCCAGTTGGTGAACGAGGGCATTGATGTAAAGCCGTTCGGGCAGGGCTACGCCTCTTTATCGGGGCCGACGAAGCTGCTCGAGACTTTGACGCTCTCTCAAAAGATTCGACACGCAGGAAACCCGCCGCTGCTCCTGCACATTAGCAATCTCCAGGTCAGGCAGGACGACGCCGGGAACGTGAAGCCGACGAAAAGCAACAGCAACAGTACTTCCAGAATCGACGCCGCCGTCGCTCTGATCATGGCCTTGGGCCTGGCGAGCGCGGAGGTCAAGGGGATCGACGAAGACCCGCAACTCGTGGTGTTTTAGTGAGCGAAGAGTACGCAGAGGCCGGCGACCTGTACGAGATGCGGGCCTCGCTGTCTCGGGTCTTCGAGGAGATCGTCGAGAGCCGGAAGGGTGCCGCCGGCGTCTACATCTCGCCGGAGACGAGCCTGTATTGCTCGGCCGTCCTGGCCTGCGTCCGCGTGATCTCCGAGAGCATCGCCTCCCTGCCATTCAACGTCTACCGGAAGATTCCGGGCGGCGGCAAGGAGATCGCCGAGGATCACCCGCTTCAGGAGGTGCTGGCCTACCAGCCCAACGGCTGGCAGACGAGCTTCGAGTGGCGAGAGTGGATGACTAGCCAGATGCTGCTTTGGGGCAATGGCTACAGCCTCATTAAGCCTGGCCGGCGAGGGTCGGTCACCGAACTGATCCCGCTCCACGCCAGCCGTATGGAGGTCGTGCGGCTCGAAAACGGCCGGCTCCAGTACCAGTACCGCGAGGACGGCAAGCCGACACCGACGCCCTACCGACAAGACCAGATCATGCACTTGAGGTGGTTGTCGTCGGATGGCGTGACAGGGTACGTCCCGACCTCGCTCGCCCAGGATGCGATCGCCCTGGCGAGGGCGACTGAGTTGTACTCCTCGTCGTTCTTTGGCAACGGGGCCACCAGTGGCACCTACATTGAGACGGATCAGCCATTCAAGCCGGATGCCATCCAGCGTTTCAAACAGCAGTGGGACGACGCCCACCGCGGGCCAGACAAGGCGTTCAAGACGGTCGTGATGCCGCATGGCTTTCACAAGAAGAGTGAGCCCGTCAACAACCAGCACAGCGCTCTGATTGAGAGCCGGCGGTTCGCCGTCGAGGAGATCGCCAGGTCGTTTCGCGTTCCGTTGCACATGCTCGGCGAACTGACGAATGTTCGGCACAGCACGGTCGAGCAGGCTGCGATCGACTTTGTGACCTTTGGTCTTTACCCGCACACTCGTCGCTGGCAGTTCGCCTGCCGGCGCGACTTGATCACCGACGACAAGACCTACTTCGTCGAGTTCGACACGACGGCCCTCCTGGCCGGCGACTTCGCCGCTCGAGCCCAGTACATGCGGGAGGCGTTCAACATGGGCGCCCTGAGCGTGGACGAGGTACGCGGGCAGATGGGATACAACCCGCTGCCTGACGGGCTCGGCAACAAGCGGTTCGTGCAGGTCAATATGCAGCTTCTGGATGCGTTTACGCTCGGCACGCCGAATGGGCAGGAGGAACAGTCTCTCTCATCGTCCGACGAGTCGGACGATGAGATCGACGGCAACGACGGCCCCGCCCCGGCAGACGCTGCGGTGGCCGAGACGCTCTTCCGCTCGACGCTTCGACGCCTCGCAGCCATCGAGGCCGACGGCATTCTGGAGCGGCGAAACAAGCCCGCCAAGCTGGCCGCCTGGCTCGACTCGCACCAAGTGAGGATGCGAACTGAGCTGCTGGACGCCGCAAAGGCGACAGGCCGCGACATCGACAATTTCGTGCTCTGGTGGTTGGATGAAACGCGGGAGCGGCTGCTTGAATGCCACCGCTCCGGCAGGCCGTATGAGGAGGTTCTCGCATCATGGACGGATCGTGCGAACTTGAGCGACGGCTGATTGCCGAGCAGCCTGGGTTGGAGGTGAAGGCCGACGAGAACGGCCGCACCGTCATCCGGGGGTATGCGGCGGTGTTTGAGTCGGAGTCGCAAGACCTCGGCGGCTTCTATGAGGTCGTGGAACGCGGCGCGTTCGACGAGGTCATGGCCTCCAACCCCGACGTGTTTGGCAAGTACAACCACACGCAGGTGATCGGCCGGACTTCCAGCGGGACGATGCGACTGATGGTGGACGATCGCGGATTGCGATACGAGATCGACCCGCCGAAATCTGCGGAAGCCATCGTCGAATTGATCCAGAGAGGCGATGTCCGCGGCAGTTCATTTGCCTTCCGCACCCGCGCGGCAGATGAAGCCTGGAAGCGCGACGATCAGGGCCGCATGATCCGCCGGATCAAGAAGTTCTCGTTCCTCGGCGATGCCGGCCCGGTCGATACGCCGGCGTATCTCGCCACCGAAACGTATGTCAGCAAGCGGGCCTTGGAGATGGCGCAGAATGAGCAGCGAGAGGTTGAGGTTGTGGAAGAGCCTGCTCCTGAGCCTGTGGAAGAGGAGCGGGCAGTCTCGATGAAGCCGACGGCCGGCATGGCCTCTGCGGCCCGTCGCGGGCTGAAACTCCACGAGGAAGGCAAGTCTGGCGACGGCCTCAAGCCTGAGACGGTCGCTCGAGCCAACCGGCTGGCTCGCCGCGAGGAGATGAACGAGGACTGGATTCGTGAGATGAATGCCTGGTTCGCCAGGCACGAAACGGCGAGCAAGTCCCCCGGCTGGGACACGCCAGGCGAAGAGAAGCCTGGCTTTGTGGCATGGCTACTCTGGGGCGGCAACGCCGCAAAGAACTGGTCGGCTCGCAAGGTCAAGGAACTCGACGGCGAGCGTGATCTGCCTGAGTACGACGAGGAGCGGGACGTCGAGGACGAGCCGAAGATCGTCGTCAATGTGAGTGCTGACACGACCGACTGGGCGGCGAAGATCGCTCGCCTGAAGTCGTCATTGCTCTCGACTCACTTGCACGCGAAGTAAGCGGTGTGTTAAGTTACACATAGATACAAGCCTTGCTGCGGACGTGGCGAGGAACAGTGCGAGCGCTTTGAGCGCGGCGTGCTAGCGGGACACCCCGCCGGCCGCCGCGTTTGCGTTTTTGGCCGGCTCAACCAGGAGCAGGGCCAACAATGGCAAACAACCTCAAGCGACTTCAGGATCGTGCCGCGGCGATTGCCGCTCGGATGACCGAACTGGCCGACGTGGCCGAGCGTTCGGAAGATCAAACCTCCGAGCTTCGCCGGCTCTCCGACGAGGCCGACCGGGTCAAGACCGACCTTGAGTTCGAGGGGACGATCGCTGCCAAGGAAGCCGAGCTTCGGGCTGTGGTCGAGAAGGCCGCTCCTGCCCCGGAAGCCGTCGCACCCGCCCCGGTCGAGGAGCGCCGGCTCGAAATCCGCCCGATCAACCCGCATCACACGACCCTCCGATGCTTCAACGACTCGCCCGAAGCGGTCGATGCGGCCTATCGCTGCGGCCGGTGGCTCGCTGCCACGGTCTACAAGCGAGAGGCTGACATCCGCTGGTGCCGCGAGCACGGCGTCGAGGCCCGTGCGATGAACGAAGGCAGCAACTCTGCCGGCGGCGCACTCGTCCCCGAAGAGTTCGCGGCGCGTGTGATTCGCCTGGTCGAAACCCATGGCACGTTCCCCGGCGCCGCCGAGAACGTGAACATGAGCCGCGACACCCTCGTGATCCCCAAGCGGCTCACGGGCACCACGGCCTACTTCGTCGGCGAAGGCTCGAGCATCACCGAGAGCGAGCCGACCTACGGCAACGTCAGCCTGGTGGCAAAGAAGCTCGCCGTGGGCTGCCGGATGAGTTCCGAGGCGGTCGAAGATACGGCCGGAATCGTGTCACTTGCAGACGCAGTCGGCCTCGAGTTCGGCACCAGCCTGGCCTACAAGATCGACATCTGCGGCTGGATCGGTGACGGCACCCAGTCCACCTACGGTGGGATCAACGGGATCGCCAACAAGATCAACGATGGCAATCACACTGCCAGCGTGCATACGGCCGCGAGCGGCAACGTGTCCTTCGAGACGCTCGACATCGAGGACTTCCTCGGTGCGATGGGCAAGCTGCCGATCTACGCCCGCCAGGGTGCTGCCTGGTATGTGAGCCCGGCAGGCTACGCGGCCTCTATCAGCCGGCTGAAGTACGCCGCTGGCGGCAACACCGTCGAGAACATCGGCGGGGCCGCTGGCGAGTCCTTCCTGGGCTACCCGGTGCGGATGGTGCATGTGCTTAACAGCACCCTCGGCTCGGACACGAGCAAGATCAAGGTGCTCTTCGGAAACCTGGGCCTCTCCAGCATCTACGCCCGGCGGCGTGACTTCTCGGTGCGGCTGTTCGATCAGGTCTACGCGACCACTGATCAACTTCTGCTCCAAGGCACCATGCGATTCGACATCAACCATCACAGCCTTGGATCGACCAGCGAGGTCGGCCCGGTGGTGGCTCTGAAGACGGCTGGATCGTGATAGAGACACAAGGAGACTTCGCTGATGTTTCATGCTCAGTTCGATAAGGTTCTTGCCACCCTGCCGACCGCCGCTGTTGGGGCCACGGCTACCAGCACGCTGACGATCGACCGGCTTGGCTTCGACCACGTCAGTGTCTCGGCGATCCGAGCCTCCAACGCCTCGACGGTCTTCGCGTCCGTCCTGAAGGTCGAGGAGTCGGATGCCAGCGGCTCGGACTACTCCGATGTCACTGCCCTCGTTGGCGGCGGCACCGGCGGTTTCTCGATCCCGGCGGTGGCCGACACCGACGCTGCTGCGATCGTCAAGCTCGACATCGACGCTCGGGCGAAGAAGCGATACCTCAAGGTTTCGATGACTCCGGGCGCCTCGGCGACCCTTGCCATCGTCGCCGGCCTGTCCAAGGCCGAGGTTTCGCCCTCGACCAACGCGGGCAAGGGTGTCATCGGGCACGTCGTTGGCTGATCCCGTACTAGGCGGGACGGCCAGGACGGCCGACAAAGGCGCACGGACGCGCGCCCGCTCCTCATAGGAGCGTTCCATGCTCGTTCGTGTCGGAGAGTGCGAAGCCGAGGTCAAGGTGGCTGCTCTTATGAGCACGCCACGCCTCGGCTTCACTGATAATTTCTTCTGCGTGGCGCAGGCTCTCGCGCCGCATCGCATCTCCCCGATCAAGTACACCGGAGCCTTCTGGGGGCAGTGTCTCCAGCGGTGCATGGAGGACGTGATCGAGAAGCACGATGCGATTCTGTGCATCGATTACGACACGGTATTCTCTGCCAAGACGGTCGAGGCTCTCCTTGCTCTGATGATGTGGAGCGGAGTTGACGCGATCGCCCCGCTCCAGACGAAGCGGGAGAGCAACTCGGTGATGTTCGCCCTGCCGGGCGTCAAGCCGGAAGACAAAGTCACCGTCGAGAACGACTGGTTCAACAAGCCGGTGCAGAAGGTCGAGACGGCCCACTTCGGCTGCACGTTCCTCAGAACTGAGGCTCTCAAGCGGGTGCCGAAGCCGTGGTTCCTTGCCGTGCCCAGCGAGGCCGGCGACTACCGCGGAGGTCACGTTGACGAGGACATCTATATGTGGAAGGCGTGGGCGAAGGCTGGCAACACACTTGGCCTCGCGACCAACATCAGCGTCGGCCACGCCGAACTGATGATCACCTGGCCCTCCAGGGAGTCGCCTCACGGCAAGGTGCAGCAGCATTGCACTGAGTTCTGGGCTCACGACCGGCAGCCGCCAGAAGGGGCGTGGGGATTTATGAAATGAAGATTCGCGTCGTCAAAGGCTTCAACGGGTATCGGGTCGGCCAGGTGTTCGACTGGGGCGACGGCATGGCTCGGGTATTCATCGCCCGCGGGCTTGTCGAGCCCGTCGAGGACGCCGTCGAGCGGGCTGTCGTTGACAAAGACGTCGAGCGGGCCGTTGTGAGGCCGCCTGTGAAGCGGAGGGGCAAATGACCGTCACGATCGTCTACGGCTCGCCGCAGCACCCCGACTCGTCGATCACGCCGTATCGCAGCATTCGCCGGCACACCGCCCCCGCGGTCGAGCCCGTGAGCCTCTCTGAGGCGAAGACGCACTGCCGCGTGGACACAAGCGACGACGATGCCTACATCGGCTCGCTGATTACCGTGGCTCGCGAGTACCTCGAGGAGACGCTGGACGTCAGTCTGATCTCACAGACTTGGGAGGCTCGCTACGACGTCTTCCCCCTGTGGGAGATCATCCTGCCGCGGGCTCCGATGGCGAGCGGCACGGTGACGATCGAGTACCGCGACGAGGCCGGGCAGACGCAGACGATCACCTCGGCGGCCGGTGCGTTTCAAGTGGACCGCTACGTGACGCCGGGGCGCGTCTACCCGCTCTACGACAACGTCTGGCCGGCGGTTCGAGGCGACGAGAATAGCGTCGTCGTCCGCTGGTCG